GAAGAAGAGGATGACGAATGGATCTAGACAAACTTTATCAAGAAATTTTGAGAATGAAGAACGAAACGTTGATGGAAGAACCTTGTCCTTTATACGAACCAGAGTGGGAAGATGTCACAAATTCGCCAAAAGATTGGGAAGATTTTTGGTACAACGAAGACCGAACCTTCGATAACCAAAGAAGAAGTTCAGGAGATGATTGATGCAGCAATACGACAACACAACCGTAATGCTTCTATCATTAGTATGTGCGTTGGTTGGGTGGTTCTTGCTTTATTTGCTGAGGGACTTTTAAGACTTATTGGAGTGATACCTCCCATATTCCCATGGCTCAACATCACATTGTAGATTGGATAGGAGTTATTCTCCTATTTGGATTTGGGATAACAATGATAATCCAAGGACACTTCATTTTCCATGGTAAATATGGTTATAAGCATTCCGAGCGTGAGAAAAATCGTTCGGCTGATATTCGGAAACAACTGGAAGAAATCATCAATGCAAATGGACATTCTACAGAAGAGGATTAGGCAATTGGAAATCTCAGAGAAGATTGACGAAGCTCTATATGAATGGTATTCAGAGCAAGGTCGTGAAGTTCCGCAGTGGAAGAAACCAAAAGAAACATGGTGGAGAGAGTATCTTATTGATCTAGGTCTTGATCCAAACAACCCCTAAATACTAGGTAGCTTGGGAAGTTGACATGTCCGCTGAATGGTATAAGGAACAACCTAGAAATAGGAATTTCCTCAATCCAATTGGTTATCTCCTTAAACTAGAAAAGTTTGAAGGAGTGGATTTCTTTTGTCAAACAGCAAATGTCCCCGACGTTTCAATGCCAACCACAGAGGTAGCAAGTCCTTTTAGAAACTTGCCTATCATTCCTGGTGGTGGTGTAACGTTCGGGGATTTTTCTGTGCGTTTTATTGTGGATGAAGATCTAGTAAATTACAACAGCATTCATGCTTGGATACGTGACAATGGCAATGCAGATCAAATGGCAAGAGTAACACCAGAGGATGATATCTACACTAACGCTCAACTTCACATTGTTACTTCTCAATACAATCCAGCATTTATTGTAGAGTTTAGAAACATATTTCCTGTCTCTTTGTCTGGATTGCAGTTTGATGCTACAATGACAGATGTAGAATACATTACTGCAGAGGTGACATTCAAGCACCAACAGTTCTTCCTTCGTGATAAAAACTTACAACCTCTATGAATTTTGAAACTCTTCGTGATAAATTTGAAAACTTGAGAGAGCAATGGGCGGAAGATAGTGCCGTTGACTTTCAGTTCAAGAACAAACAGTATAGCACAGATTTGGGACAACTTGCGTTAGACATCCCTTTCCAACATAATAAATACTTAAACCATTACACTGACATTCAGCAGATCAAAACCTCGCTGGAATTTCAGATCCGTAAGATGGTGAAAGAGAAACGTGAGTATTACTCAGGCGAAGCAGACGCAAAAACTTACGCCTCCAAACCATTTGGATCAAGCATCAAGACTTCAGAAAAAATGAAAACTTATCTTGAGGCAGATGACGAGATCATCAACCTTGAGGCGAAGATCAAATATCTAGACCAGATGTTGTACTGGTTGGATCAAGTCATGAAGCAAATTTCTAACAGAGGTTTCCAGATCAAGAGTGCCATTGAGTGGGAGAAATTTGTAAATGGACAATGATGACCACTCTGAGTATTAAAAAGAAAAACGAAGTATACGTTACAGTTCAGTCCGTGGAGCCCCATGTTCATATGGAGCTTGCGGACTATTTTTCGTTTGAGGTTCCTGAAGCAAAGTTTCTAAAGAAGAACCCCAGGTACAAATACTGGGATGGAACTATTCGTCTATACTCCCCTGGCACTGGTGAACTCTATGGCGGTTTGATGGAGCACCTCAAAGTCTGGGCGGATGAAAGACAGTACACTATCGAGTATGAAAAGAATGATTGGTATGGAGATGTTGAAGAGACAAATGATTTTGTGTCTCCTGCTGGTATCAAAACCTTTATGGACAAAATCACCAGAGCGGGAATTACTCCACGCGACTATCAGTACAATGCGGTTTATGAAGCGATAAAAAATAACCGCAAACTTTTACTGTCTCCTACGGGGAGTGGTAAATCCCTGATGATCTATTCCCTCGTCAGATACTATACTGCTACCAACAAGAAGACGCTCATCATCGTTCCTACTACGTCCTTGGTAGAACAGATGGTCAATGACTTTAATGACTACGGATGGAATGCTGATGATTATGTTCATAAGATTTACTCTGGCAAGGACAAAAATACTGATAAACCAATCATCATTTCTACTTGGCAATCTATTTACAAATTTCCTAAGAGATACTTTGATGATATCGATTGTGTGATTGGTGATGAAGCTCACCTGTTCAAGTCTAAATCATTGACTGGCATTATGACAAAGCTTCATAATGCAAAATATAGATTTGGTTTTACGGGAACTCTTGACGGTAGTAAAACACATAAGTGGGTACTAGAAGGTTTATTTGGTAATTGTGAACGTGTAACTAAAACAGATGATCTAATTCGTCAAGGACACTTGAGTAAATTTAGGATCAAAGTACTGTTATGTAAACATGCTCCTCAGTATTTTGAAACATATCATGATGAAATTGATTATCTTGTTCAGCATCGTGGCAGGAATAATCTTATCAAAAACCTAGTCAAGGACATAGAAGGGAACACTCTTGTATTGTTCAACTATGTAGAGAAGCATGGTGAACCACTTTTTGATTTGATAAATAGCACCATAGACCCCGAGCGGAAAATCTTTTTCGTTCACGGTGGTACAGATGTTGAGGATAGAGAACAAGTTCGACAGATTACTGAGACTGAGAACAACGCTGTTATCATTGCCTCCTACGGAACGTTCTCAACTGGTATCAACATCAAACGATTACACAATATTATTTTTGCTTCCCCTAGTAAGTCGCGCATCCGCAATCTTCAGTCTATTGGACGTGTCCTCAGGAAAGGCGAAGGCAAAGACATCGCAACCTTATACGATATCGCTGATGACATTGGCGGACAGAACTACACCTTACGACATTTGAATGAAAGAGTAAACATTTACAATGAAGAGAACTTTAAGTATGAGGTTATAAAAGTAAACCTTAGAGCAAATTAAATATGGAAGAAGAATTTTATGCAACAATAAAATTATTATCAGGAGAAGAGTTAGTATCTAAAGTATGCTATCTTCCAGATGAAGATTGTATTTTATTACAAAATCCTATGGAAGTTGAGTGTGCTAAAAGACGCAAAGGAAATTTTGAAGTAACAGGATTTCAATTGAAAGAATGGGTAAGTGCTTCTTTTGATGATCAATTTATTATAAAAAAAGATCACGTTATAACAATATCTGAATTAGATAATCAGATACAAGAGTTTTATGAACAATCTATATCACGATTAGAAAATTCTAGAAACCTAGGTAAAAAAGGAAACAAGTTACCTAGAGGATCTGGTTACTTAGGATCAGTGAAAGAAATGAAAAAATCTTTAGAAGAAATCTATAAGAGAAGCTAAAAGCTACAACCTCTCTTGAACCCTTGACAGAGTTATTCTACTAAGTTTCTGAGGTCTTGTCAAGACCCCTTTACATATGAACTACACGATGCTATACTTGATACAGATAATGGTAAGATCAACGTGGCATACGCAGTAATGACAAAAAGAAAGCAAACAGAATACTATGTGAACAACAAGGAATTTCTTGCTGCTGTTATTGAACTGCGTAATTTTTTCTTAGATGGAAAATCTTTAGGTCATGAAAATCATATACAATCTATCAACTACTATAGAAATCATAAAGATAGAAAAACTAAAAATAGTTTTCGAAAATGTTATGAATACTTAGGAAGTTGTTTTCATAAAATTGCCACGCACTTATCTTATAAACCAAACTTTGTCAACTACATGTTTCGTGAAGATATGATTCACGATGGCATTGAAAATTGTATTCAATATATTTTAAATTTTGATCCAGAGAAATCAAAGAATCCGTTTGCTTACTTCACACAAATTATCTACTACGCTTTCCTTCGTCGCATCCAGAAAGAGAAGAAGCAACTAGAGATCAAAGGAAAAATTTTAGCACAATCTGGTCATGACGAAGTAATGCACAGTGACACATATGATGGTAGTATGGCTGGTATGAATGCTTCCTATTCTGACATGGGTAGCATCAAAGAAAATATTGAAACTAGAATGAACCGATGAGTGAAGAACAAGATTATGAATGGCATGAAACACCCTATGGAAAATTTAGAGTTGCAAAGACAAGGTTTGGAACGTGGAATAGCTTTGGTGAGGATGGCACGGAATACATCACAGGAATTGAGGAAGACATTGTGGTGGCAGGAACGAAATTCTACTTGGAAGGTATCGCTACCAACTGGGCAAACAGCATCTCTTCCCAGAAATTTGATGGAGTAGTTGGTGGTAAGTTATGAAGATCGCACTTATTACAGACCAGCACCTTGACGGACGCAAAGGCAATCTAGCATTCTGGGATTACTTCCAAAAGTTCTACAATGAAGTATTTTTTCCAACGCTTGAGCAAAAAGGTATCACCACAATTATTGATTTGGGTGACACTTTTGATAATAGAAAGTCTATGGACTTTAATACTTATCATAGAGTTAAAGGAAATTACTTTGATAGATTGAAGGACTATAAAGTTCATATGCTTCTTGGTAATCACTGTACGTATTACAAGAATACCAATCGCATCAACTCACCTGAACTTCTGCTAGAGCAGTATGACAACATCACCATCTACTCAGAACCAAAGCACCTCAAACTCGGAAGTAAAAAGTTCCTCATGTTGCCTTGGATCAACAAAGAAAATTATGATGAGGTCTTGGGGCTACTTGAAACAAGCGAAGCAGACATTTGTTGCGGTCATCTTGAACTCAATGGATTTGAGGTGACACCAGGAATGAAGATGGATCATGGTATGGATCCTAGTTTGTTCCATCGTTTCCAGCGTGTGTGGTCGGGACATTTCCATCACAAGTCAAAGAAAGGAAACGTTCAGTATCTCGGCAACCCTTACCAGATGTATTGGAATGATTATAAAGACCGCCGTGGATTCCATATCTACGATACTGAAAGTGATAAACTTGAGTTTGTCGCAAATCCCTACGAGATCTTCGACAAAATCTTCTATGACGACACCAGTGTGGACTACAACAAACAAGATGTGTCTGATTATAAAAACAAGTATATCAAAATCGTCGTCAACGAAAAACGAGACTACCAAATGTTCGAAACACTGGTTGATCGTCTTTACAACGTAGGCGTCCACGATGTCAAGATTGTAGAAACTCTGGTCGATGAAGACGACAAAACCGACATTGAAATCTCCTCAAAAGATACATTGACTTTGCTCAATGAATACATTGATGAGGTAGAGATGTCCGTAGATAAATCAGATCTTAAAAATCTGATGAGAACTCTATATATTGAAAGCAACGCTGCGTAGCATGTTTATTGTAACCCTAGAAGACCATCCCGATGGTGTATACTCTGTCTTCGATGAAGCTGAGGATAGGGTTATTCCTATCTTTCAGGAAGAAGATGATGCAGATCGCTATCTTATGATGCTGGAGGATGATGAAGATTATCCACCAATGATGATCGTAGAAGTTGAAGATCATGTTATAATTACAGCATGTCAAGAACGTGGACATAAGTTTTCTATCATTACTCCCGACGATTTTTTGATCCCCCCTGACGATCTTGAAGAATGATTATTTTTAAAAAAATCAGATGGAAGAATTTTCTTTCAACTGGTGCAGTGTTTAGTGAAGTTGATTTACAAGCATCCAAAACTAATTTAATTATTGGTAGCAACGGAGCAGGTAAGAGCACCATTTTGGATGCTCTTACTTTTTCATTGTTTGGAAAACCCTTCCGTAAGATTAATAAACCTATGCTTGTAAATAGCATCAACGAAAAAGATTGTCTTGCTGAGATTGAGTTTAGTATTGGTAGTAAGGAATATAAAGTAGTTCGTGGTATCAAACCAAATAAATTTGAGATCTACTGTAACGGACAATTTTGGAACCAGGAAGCATCTGCAGTAGATCAGCAAAAGAACTTTGAGGCAAACGTCCTCAAGATGAACTACAAGTCATTCACACAAATCGTGGTACTGGGATCCTCCACGTTTGTTCCATTTATGCGTTTGCCTCTGGCACAACGACGTGAGATCATCGAAGATATTCTTGACATTCAGGTTTTCTCTACGATGAATGTTCTACTGAAAGATAAAGTCAGAGAGAACAACGATGAGATCAAGAAGATGGATTATGAGATCCACCTTCTAGAAGAGAAGATTGATCTCCAGAAGAAGTATATGTTGGAATTGGAGAAGAAGAACCAGGAAGAGATCACTCGTAAGGAGAATAAGATCACTGAATTGTTACAGAATGAAAACGAAAATCACCAAGAGATTGCGCGTTTGTCGGAAGAAGTTGGAAAACATTCTGAAGAAATGCAAACTCTCTCTAATAGTACAACAAAACTAAAGAAGTTAAACACTTTTCTTTTTAAAATACAATCAAAGTTGTCAAGTTGTCAAAAAGAACACTCGTTTTTCACAGATAATCATGTTTGTCCTACCTGCACTCAAGACTTGAGTGAAGAGTTTAGGCAAGAGAAGATTGCTGAAGGGGAGGGAGAACTTACTAATCTCCAGACTGGTTTGGAAGATCTGCTGGATGCTATCTCGAAAGAAGAGGAACGAGAAAATGAATTCACCAGACTATCGAAAATTGTACTTGACCTCAACGCTTCTATTTCTCAAAATAACTTCCAGATTACTTCAGTCAGAAAAACTATTTCAGACATCGAACAAGAGATCAAAGAACTAGAGGGAAGTAACCCAGACAAGAAAGCAGAGTTCGTCAAACTTGAAGGACTTGTTAAGAATAAAAAAGATTTGGGTGCTACCCAGGCAGAAAACCGCAAGGACCGTGATACATTACTAGTAGCATCGCAGTTGTTGAAAGACAACGGGATCAAGACTAGGATCATCAAGACCTATCTCCCAGCGATGAACCAACTCATCAATCAGTATCTTCAGCGCATGGACTTCTATGTGAACTTCACGCTGAACGAGAACTTTGAAGAGATTATCAAGTCCCGCTACCGAGATGTGTTTTCATATGATAGTTTCAGCGAAGGAGAAAAGTCTCGTATTGATATCGCTCTGCTGCTTACTTGGCGTTCTATTGCTAAGCTCAAGAATAGCGTGGATACTAATCTACTTATCCTAGACGAGATCTTTGATAGTTCGTTAGATCAACAGGGTGGCATGGATCTCAGTTGGATCCTTCGCAACTTTGATGATAACTCTAATGTTTATGTCATCTCCCACAGAGAAAACTTAGATGGTAAGTTTGACAGAACTATTACAGCGGTGAAGGAAAAGAACTTCTCCGTCATCCAGGAGACAGTTTCAGAACTGGACTAGGGTGGTCTTCGGACCACCTTTTTTTGTATATACTAATGGCATCAACGCAAGAGAAGCATGTCATCCCAGGAGATCAAAGGAAACCTCGCCCGCCTGCTCGCTACCGAGAACCTCATTGTGGAGCACCGCAAGGTCCCTACAGCATCGTTTGATGTGGATCGCCGTGTGCTGACGCTGCCCAACTGGGACCGCGCTTCTAGCGTCGTCTACGATATGCTGGTGGGTCATGAGGTGGGTCATGCTCTCTTCACCCCTAACGAAGACTGGACTGCTAAGCACGAGTGTCCTAAAGACTTTATCAATGTGATTGAGGATGCTCGCATCGAAAAACTGATGAAGCGCAAGTATCCTGGTCTGCGTAAATCTTTTGCTGGTGGTTACAAAGAACTAAATGACAAAGACTTCTTTGGTATTGGTGGCGAGGACCTGAATACCTTTAGTCTGATTGACCGTATTAATTTGCACTTCAAGATTGGTGCTAGCGCCATGCTTCCTTTCTCTATTGAAGAGAAAGTGTTTGTTGCTCGCACTGATGTTGCTGAGACCTTTGCTGAGGTCTGTGAGATTGCTGTTGATGTGTACAACTTCAGCAAGCAAGAGAAAGAACAAGAGAAAGCACCTGAGGAAATGCAACCCCAACAATCCACTCAAGGTGGGGGTGGTTCCACTCAAGAAGGGGGTGAGCAGCAAGAGAATGCCAACGACAATGCCAACGAAGAAAGTAATGCCAATGAAGATGCTCCCGTTGGCAATCAGTCTTCTCAGAAGCAAGAGGGTGGAGAAGAGATGGGTGATGAACCAGGCGAAGAAGGTTCTGAAACTCAGAGCAACTTTGATCGTGCTGCTGAGAAACTGACTGATAAGTGGGCTAACAATCCTGTGTATGTTGAGATCCCTGAGAGTGTTGATCTCCCTACCTACATTGCTGACTGGACTGAAGTTCATGACTGGATTGATGAGCAACGCGAAGTCTTTATGTCTGGTGGTGGTGATATTGACCGCTCTGATCGATACGATGATGTAGATAAATCTTACAGGGAGTTTCGTAAGCAATCGCAGAAGGAGGTCAACTACCTTGTTAAGGAGTTTGAGTGCCGTAAGTCTGCTGACGCTTACGCTCGTGCTGGTCAATCTAAGACTGGTGTTCTTGATACTACTAAGCTTCATACTTATAAGTATTGTGATGACATCTTTAAAAAAGTAACTGTTCTTCCTGATGGCAAGAACCATGGTCTGCTGTTCCTGCTTGATTGGTCTGGTTCTATGCAGCGTGAGATCTTGGCGACTGTCAAGCAACTGCTGAACCTGACTGCCTTCTGTAGGAAAGTCCAGATCCCGTTTGAGGTGTATGCCTTCACCAATGAGTTCTGTGCTGTCCGCCGTGCCAAGGAAGGCAAGTCAGAATACATTTCTAACGAGGAATACTACGCCAAGAAGAACTGCGAAGAAGGTAAGATCTTCCTTCAGAAAGATATGTTCCACCTGATGAACATGGTTTCTTCTCGCTCTAACTCTAAGGACTATGAGCGTCAGTGCCTGAACCTGTATCGTGAGGCATTTGCTTATTGCTATCATGTTGCCTATCCCACCACCACTGGTGTAACTCTGTCTGGCACTCCTTTGAATGAGGGTATCGTGATGCTCAACTACATCATCCCTCAGTTCAAGAAACAGAATGATCTTCAGAAGGTCAATGTTTGTATCCTGACTGATGGTGAGGCTTGCCAATCTTCTTATGGTCGCAAGGTGTATGATGACTATAAGGATGCTTCTTACATTCGTCCTCGCCGTCTTGATTACAACACTATCCTTCGTGATCGCAGCACTGGACGTGTTTATGGTGGTAGCGATGGTTGGGGTGAGATGACTAACACTTTCATCCAGCAACTGAAAGATCGTAATGCTGGTGTGAATGTGCTTGGTTTCCGTATCATGGGTGGTAATGGGTTGTCTGGATTTGTCAGCACCTATGCCAGCATCGCTCACTACGATCAAGTCCAGAAGCAGTGGAAGAAGAACAAGTCTGCTGTCATTCCTTTCCCCAAGAGCTACACTGCTCTCTACGCTATCAGCAACAACGCTATTGACGAGGAGGTTGAATTCAATGTAGAAAGTGGTGCCAAGAAAGGTGAGATCTCCAAAGCATTCAAGAAGATGCTAGGTTCTAAGTCCACTAACAAAAAACTCCTCAGTTCTTTCATTGAGTACATCGCCTGACCAGTTATCAAACCGTCCACCAGGGGGGTGGCACCACCACCCTCTTGCCCTATAATTACTTCATACGCAACCAACCAATGCCTGCTAAGTCCGACCTGACCACTTCCCAACTCACCTCTTACCTGTCCGAAACCTATGGTAACGATATCAATGCTGATCACGTTCGTTCTGCTGCTGATAATTTTGGAGTGACCTATGCCACTGCGGTGAAGCGTCTGCGTGATTTCTATGTTCGCCGTGGCACTTGGAACCTGACTGTTCAAGAGAAACTTGAGCAGACCTACAACGCTCCTGCTGCTGCTCCTGCTGTTGCTATTACCGATCGGGAAGATCAGAACCTTGTTCCTAGCAAAGACGACAATTATGTCCCGTTCGGGAACTTTTCTGATGTGAAGAAGATCATCCAATCTGGTATCTTCTACCCGACTTTCATTACTGGTCTGTCAGGTAATGGTAAAACTTTCTCTGTAGAGCAAGCATGTGCCACTCTAAATAGAGAGCTCATTCGTGTAAACATTACCATTGAGACTGACGAGGATGATCTTATTGGTGGGTTCCGTCTTATTAATGGCGAAACTGTCTGGCATAATGGACCCGTCGTGGAGGCTCTTCAACGTGGAGCTGTGCTGCTTCTAGACGAGGTTGACCTGGCATCTAACAAGATCCTGTGTCTCCAATCTATCCTTGAGGGTAAGGGTATCTTCCTGAAGAAGATTGGTAAGTATATCCAACCTGCTGCTGGTTTCAACGTCATCGCTACTGCCAACACCAAGGGCAAGGGCAGCGATGACGGACGCTTCATCGGCACCAATGTTCTCAATGAAGCATTCCTTGAGCGTTTTGCCCTGACCTTCGAGCAGGAGTATCCTACCCCTGCTGTTGAGAGCAAGATCCTGAAGAAGGTTGCTACCTCTCTTGCTGTTGCCGATCATGACTTCTGCGAGAACCTTGCTAACTGGGCAGACATTATCCGTAAGACTTTCAAAGACGGTGGTATTGATGAAGTGATTTCCACCCGTCGCCTTGTTCACATCATGCGAGCATTCGCTATCTGGGGTGACCGTATGAAAGCGATCAAGGTTTGTGTCAATCGTTTCGATGATGAGACCAAGCAGTCGTTCATCGAACTCTATGATAAAATTGATGCTGATGTTCAACAGGAGGAAGAAGATGCCCCAGCTCCGTTCTGATAAATTCCACGGTTACGTTAACAATCTTGCCGTTCTTGACAGCGGCAAGACTGTCAAGATCCTAGGTGGCGAGGGTCTTAAGTTGTTTGTCAAAGATCTTGACGGCAACGTTCAAGAATGCTACCATAGTAATATTCGACTTATCTGGGACAAGTGAATGCCTTACAAATACAATGAAGATGCTCTGTTATCAGAGCTACGTGATTACATTACAAGCACTTATGGACAACACTACTCTGCTGGTAACGACAGCATTCAAACGTTAGATTTGATTGAAGCATGTGGAGACGCTGAGGCATTCTGCCGAAGCAACATCCTCAAGTATGCTTCTCGATATGATAAGAAAGGCACTGCCCGTCGTGATATCATCAAGATCCTTCACTACGCTCTGCTTCTTCTTCACTTCTCTGACAAATCTACAACCCTTGAAACCTACCCTCAATGAGCAAAGTTATCCTATCTAAAAAGACCCTAGATGTCCTCAAGAATTTTTCCACCATCAATTCCTCGATTGTCTTCCGTAAAGGATCCACGGTTAGAACTATTTCTAACGCAGAAAACATACTTGCAAAGTTTACTGGCGAGGAAGTATTTCCTAATGACTTCGCTATCTATGATCTTAGTCAGTTCCTTTCTGGGATCTCTCTTTTTAGCGACCCTCAGCTTGAGTTTGACAACGAAAGTTTTGTCAACATCCGTGGCGGTCGTCAGTCTGCTCGCTATTACTTTTCTGATCCAGAGATTACGCTCAAGTCTGCTCCAGAAAAGAACGTAAAGTTCCCTGGTGCTGATCTTCAGTTCAACCTGACTGGCGAAGATCTGATTGCTCTCCAGAAAGCATCTGCAGTTTATAGTCTGCCTGATCTGACTTTCCAATCTGAAGAAGGTTCTAACGAAATCAAACTCATCCTCCGCGATAAAGAGAATGATACCAGCAATACTTACGATCTCACCGTGGCAGGTTGCACTACTGGCACCTATTCTCTTGATGTTAAGATTGAGAACATCCGTTTGCTCCCTGGCGACTACAATGTCAAAGTCTCCAAGCACCTGATTTCTGAATGGACTAATCAGAATGTTGATCTTACCTATTACATCGCACTGGAGCCCTGATGAGACACATCCTTTTTACACTCAAAGAGTGTAACAAATCGTTCTTAGATGACGAACAGTTTGTAAGGGATGTTGTTTACCAGGCATCAGTCAAATGTAAATCAACTTTATTAGCACTCAACTCACATAAGTTTGAACCTCAGGGTTTGACTTGTGTGGCGATGCTCGCTGAAAGTCATATCAGCATTCACACTTGGCCAGAGTTGGGCATGGCAGTGTGCGACATTTTCACCTGTGGGGATCACACGAAACCCAAGGAAGGTGTAAAATACATGAAGATGATGCTTGACGCCAAAAGCATCGTTAGTAAATCATTTACGAGACCTTTGGAATGAGTAAAGAGTTTTTGTGGGTGGAGAAATACCGCCCCAACATTGTTGAAGATTGTATCCTCCCTGCTAGCACTAAAGAAGTGTTTCAGGGTTTTGTCAACCAGGGGGAGCTGCCTAACCTGCTGCTGACAGGCACTGCAGGCGTCGGCAAGACCACCATTGCCAAGGCGATGTGTGAGGAGATCGGTGCGTCCTACATCGTCATCAATGGATCGGATGAAGGACGCTTCCTAGACACGGTGCGTAATCGTATCCGTCAGTTCGCTAGCACGGTCTCTCTGACCTCTGGAGCGTCCCACAAGGTCGTTATCATTGATGAGGCAGACAACACCACTAACGATGTCCAGCTGTCCCTCAGGACCGCCGTAGAGGAGTTCCATACGAACTGCCGCTTCATCTTCACCTGTAACTTCATCAATAAGATCATTGAACCGCTGCACTCTCGTTGCACTGTCATTGACTTTCGTATCAAACCTGAGCAAGCAGTTCAACTACAAGGTGAGTTCTTCACTCGTTTGAAATCTATTCTCGTCCATGAACAAGTTGAGTACGAAGACAAAGTTCTTGCTAAACTTGTTCGTCGGTATTATCCTGATTGGCGTCGTCTTATTAATGAGTGCCAACGGTATGCCGCTACTGGTAGTATCTCATCTGCTATCCTTGTGGACGTTTCTGACGTTAATTTGGATACACTTCTTGCGTCCCTGAAGAAGAAAGAGTTCACCAATGTAAAGAACTGGGTTGTTCAACACATGGACAATGACCCCAGCATGGTGATGCGTAAGATCTATGACAGCATCTATGGTGTTATGAAACCTGCTTCTATTCCTGAGGCAGTTCTTATCATTGCTAAGTACATGAGGGACATTGCTGTTGTTCCTGATCAGGAAGTCAACATGCTTGCCTGCTTGACAGAGATCATGATGAGTTGTGAATTCAAATGACACTGCTCAAATTTATTGAGAAAGAACCTAAATTTATTTACATGGAGGAGATGTTAGAACGCCTTGACAAAGAACCAGAACGACACTACAAACGAATACGTGAAAACAACACCAGAGAATGTAAAAGAAGCGCATGAAGCATTGTTTCATGCTACAATGAACCTACCTACTGCTGCTGCTCACTGTGGCATGACGCAGAAAGAAATGAAAATGACCTTTTGGGAATACCTTAAATATCATGACCAAGACTATGAAATCCCTGAAGACACCTCTACGCTACCCAGGGGGGAAGAGTAGAGCACTCAGCAAACTCTTTCAATACATGCCTGATCTGAAAGATTTTCGTGAGTATCGTGAACCTTTCTTGGGTGGCGGTAGCGTAGCACTTGAAGTGTCTAAGCGTTATCCTCATCTGAATATCGTAGTCAACGATCTCTACGAACCTCTTTATAATTTCTGGCGAGAACTACAGGATCATGGACAAGCACTCAGAGACGAACTCGTCCAACTCAAACAAAGACATATCGATCCTGGATCTGCGAGAACTTTGTTTGATAGTGCGAAGGAATATCTTTCAAGACCTTTGGAAGACACTAAAAATTTCCATCGTGCTGTTTCCTTCTATGTGGTTAATAAGTGTTCTTTCTCTGGTCTTACAGAGTCCAGTTCCTTCTCCAAGCAAGCAAGCGACAGCAACTTCTCAATGGCAGGAATCGACCGACTGCCAGAGTATCAAAAACTAATTGCTAACTGGACTATCACAAACAAGTCATATGAATACTTGTTGACTGATTGGAAAGATGTCTTCACTTATCTAGATCCTCCGTATGAGATTGGCAGCAATCTTTATGGTAAGCGTGGCAATATGCATAAAGGTTTCAACCATGACTTTTTTGCTACTAAGTGTGATCGCTTCGTTGGTCCTCAGTTGATCAGTTACAACTCGTCGCAACTGATCCGTGATCGGTTCAACGGGTGGACAGCTGCTGAATTTGCACACACTTACACCATGCGCTCTGTGGGGAGTTATAATACAGATCAAGCGAGCCGCAAGGAACTCGTCCTCACCAACTACGCAACGGTATTAGCAAATGAAGTGTGAAGTTACTCTCTATGTTGCTGGCAAGGTCTTCAAAGAAGAAGTCTATGCTCGTGACTATCAGGATGCTCGTGAGGTCGCTCTTGCTCGTAACCCCAATGCTAAAGTTATAGGTGTCACTGCGAAGTTCTAATGTGGAGAATCTGGGCGAAAGCATTAGGGGAGAAGCATGGACGAACAGATAGAGAAGCAGATATTATTGCTGGCATACGCACCCTTATTTTTATTTCTTACTTGGTTACCAACCTTTTTATTATTAGTGGAGTGATTAGACACTGGAATGACATACCAACTAAAAGATTACCTATACTCGATCAACCAATCTAAAAAGAATATTCTCGATGATGATACTGATGCTGAGCGAGGGTATCCTCCTTATATTATTAACAGGTGTCTCAGTTCTTTCACTGACACTATCCTTTATGTCAATGAGATGAATAAAAATCCTCATCTCCCAAAGAAACTTCAATACGACTTTTTGCTAAATAGTGTGAAACCGAGGAAGCGTTTCTCTCCTTGGGCGAAAAAAGATTCTATTGATTATCTTGAAGTAGTAAAAGAGTATTATGGTTATAATGACGATAAAGCTCTACAAGCACTCAGGGTTCTCACCAAGGATCAGCTAGATCATATTACAAAGGTATTGAATAAAGGTGGAAAAAGATGAGTGTTGAAACTGAAATCCAGTGGAAGCAAACTGATATGGTAGAAGTGGTTCTTGGTGAACCCGATGACTTTCTCAAGGTGAGAGAAACTCTAACTCGTATTGGAGTGGCATCGCGCAAAGAGAAGAAGATCTATCAGTCTTGCCATATCCTACACAAGCAAGGTAAGTAT